GAAGCTACTCGGCTGGCACCAGCAGCACCTTGCTCTTCAGGCCAATAGCTGCCTTTCGACGATCATTGGATTTGAGAGCCGCCAGAAGCACACGCGCGAGATAACTGTGGAGGCCATCCGCGCCGCTCTAGAGGCCGCAGGCGTAATCTTTGTGGACGAGAACGGTGAGGGACCGGGCGTCAGGCTCAGGAAGGCGGGATCGTGATGCCGGAACAGTGCCGCAAAGCCCGCGCATTGCTCGGTTGGGACGAGTGGACGCTTGCTCATCGCGCTGGGCTTAGCGAGCAGACCGTCAGAAACTTCGAGGCTGGCTCACGCCGGCCTCATCCCCGAACCCGTGTCGTCATCCGCGCCGCCCTGGAGGCGGCTGGGGTGGAGTTCATTGCAGAGAATGAGGGTGGGGTTGGGGTGCGGATCAAGAAGTCTGTGGCGAAGGCTGCCGAGGCGACGTCATGAGTAGTGCTCTCTTCGGCTTCAAATCGCGTGGCTTAGCTGATGAGGAATAGGACCAAGGCTCCAAAGCAAGTCCGCGCAGCCTTCAGCTCCAAGCGTGGTGGGCCGCGCGTGCGGCCCAAGGATGCTGATGTTAGCATGAACGGACAAGCGTTCGAACGCGCGACGGGAGAGGCTCTCCAACGCCTCGGATGGACAGTCTCGTACACACCAAGAACCGGCGATTTCGGTGCGGACATCATCGCGCATTGCGGCCCAAAGAAGCTCGTCGTCCAGTGTAAAGACTATGCATCCGCGATTGCAGGATTTGATGCTCTCAAAGAGGTGCATTTTGCACGATCCCACTACAAGGCTGATGAGGCGCTGATTGTCTCGAAGAAAGGCTTCAGCCGGCCCGTGAGAGCAGCAGCAGGAGCCCAAAACGTCGGTTTGCTAACACTGGCGGATCTCAAGCGTGGCTGCGAATACGATCGATCTGAAGAGTGGGCTCGGATGCAGACTGCCAAGCGTCACGAGCAGGAACGCTTCGAGGCAGCTCAGCAGGCTGAAAGACGCAGACTTGAGGAGCAGCGACGCCGGCGGGAGGAGGAGGAGCGTCGCCGGGAAGACGAAGATGCGCGTGCGCAGCGAAAGCAAGAAGAGCAGAAGATCCGAGAGGGCTGGCATCAGTACGATCGCAGGCTGGAAAAATACCAGTCCAAGCTTCCGCGCTGGCAGCTGTACCGCTTTCCGCTGATGTGCGCGTGCGTGGTAGCGGTGATCGTACTGTTCCGCACCGGATCCAGGACACCGCCGGATGCTACGCCGATGCTGATCGCTTTGGGCCTCTTAGCTGGTGTGGCCATATTGGCTTACCTGTATCCTGGTCTCGAACCATCTGCACCCGCGGAACGGCGTCCCGATTTCGCTAGACCAACCCAGCCTCAGAAAATGGGCAGCCAACAGCGCGCTGCAATCTCGGAGTCCCGTCCTCCTAGCGTCAGCCCGGGTTCTGCGGAGACCGGCCGTGTGGTCGAAGCCTGTCCAGCTTGTGGTACCCAGTTGCGCCTTCCAGCAGGGCGTGAAGGTGTCGTCCGCTGCCCGACATGCGGCAGCCAGTCGTACAAGCGGACTTAGCTAGAGGATGTTACATGCCGGCAGAGAACCCCCGTTGGACGCTCGTCCGTGAAGCGTGACATGGACTTAGTCCGAACGCTTCTGCTCAAAGTCGAAGAAGAACCCATAGACGCAGGTTGCGGGGTCGGGCTTGAATGGCATGGCCCTTTTTTCGAGATCGAGGGGTGGGATCGCGACACTGCCATCAAGCACTTCGAGTTGCTGGTGGACGCGGGCTTTATAAAAGCGCCGGACACACAGGGCATGACAGAATTCGTCATCCGGGGGCTGACCTGGGAAGGCCACGAGTTCATCGATACCATTCGTAGTCCGGAAGTCTGGAAAAAGACAAAGGCCGGCATGAAGGCGGTCGGCGGGATTGGTCTGGACTTGATGGTTCAGCTAGCGAAGGCTGAAGGAAAGCGCCTTCTCGCCGAGAGGTTCGGCATCTCCCTTTAGACCTCTTACCCCGCTCGATAATGCGAGCTAGCGCGCACGATGGAAAGGCCGAAGATGCGAAGACTGGCCGTGGGAACTCTGGCCCTGATCGCGATGGCACACGCAGCGGTCGCGCAGGCTAACCCATTCGAGGGTGTGAACGACCCTGATGCGTTAAGCAAACGCATAGTCGCGGAGTTCCAGAAAACTAAGACCCCCCTCGCGTTCACCCGAAACCCCTGCAGTTCCGACGGATGGCGTCATCTCGGCTGGATTACTGTCTGGGCGTTGGATGCGACGGAGCAGTTCCAGGGCGACATGCGTGACCAGCTGCGCCTGCAGGTCGCGTCCAACGCCTTCGGTATCGCGGAGCTCGCGACAAGGCGGTCTTGCCACGAACAAGCACAGGAGGTGTATCTGCGAGTTGTCATGAACTTTCGGAAGCCCGAAGACGCCTATCTGCGGGAACGGGCACGGATCGGCTTGGACGACTTGCGGCACCAACAGCTCCTAGATGCCATAGGGCGCCGCTAGTGACCGCCGTCGTGCGTCTGTGATCGGCGCCCGCTTTAGCGCACCCCCGCCCGCCGTAGGCTCTCCAGCAGAGGCGTGACGTTCCTGGGAGCCGTTGCCCCTGCCGCCGCCGTCCCCTGGGTGATGTGATCCGAGATAACCGTTCCGTCCTCGACGGGATACTGCGTCACCTGGCCCTCGAGGTTCAGCTCCTCGCTGACGAGCACGTCGAGGGCTAGCCCACCCAGCTTTGAGCGCCGGTCGGCGAACTCCAGGAAGGTCATTGCCATTAGAAGCCACCTCCTGTCCCATAGGCACCTTCGGAGCGGGGGTAAGCCGACATCAGCTCTCTAGCCTGCCGCTGGCTCTCCAAGGCGTTGCCCAACCCCTGCCTGACGCCGCGCTCCGCCCCGGCCGCCACCTCGGCCCCAGAGTTGCCCGTAGCGTTGACGGTGACATTCACCGGGGCATTTGTGGTGACGCTGACATTGTTCGTGGAAGACGGGGCGCTCCGCCCAATAAGCGCATCGTTCATGCTCTCACCAGGGCGAAGTAGGCGCGGCACTCCGTCCGGACCATCCACCCGCTGCTGGAAGCCGATGGCGCCCGCCGCTGCCCGGAACTGCCGCTTCATGAATTCTAGGATTGGGTCCGGTCCATCGGCCTCGCCTGGCAGAGTGCCCACCGGGCCCCACCAGGGCCGATTTGCACGGGCGGCGGACTGCTCCGGCGTCGCGGCGGCCTGGCCGCCGAGTGCCACCTTCGCCCAGTCGGGCAGGCCTGAGGCGTCCAGGGCCTCCTTCCAGAGTCCCGAGAACGCCGCCTTGATCCGAGCCGCCAGCCGCTCCCACGCCGCCGCTACCTCATCCGGCGCGCCGGTCATGATGGTCTTCAAGTCCAGGAAGCTCGCCTTCAGCCCATCCAGGACCGGCTGCAGCTTGGCCCTCACCTCATCGTAGGGACCTATCCACTCTTCGATGAGCGTTTTCGTGCCATCGTTCTTGATGTACGTGTAGACTTCCTGAAGAGCGGCCCCGGCGAAAGCGATGCTGCCCGTCAGGAGGGCCAGGCGGGCGAGCGTCACGCCGAACGCGCCGTTCATCGCGACCGTGGCCACGGTCACTGCGCCGACGCCCAGCACGACAGTGCCGAGGATCTGATTAAGCCCGCCGAACTCGTCCGCGGCCTTCTTGATAGTCGGGATGTACTTCCGCCATTCGTCGATCTTGAAACCTGCGCTCTCGATGACGGACGAAAGGTCTCGGGTCAGTGAGAAGGTTCGATCGAAGTCAGCCACGAACCGGTCGAAGGCCACCCGGGACCGTGACGTGGCGAGCGCGACGGTGACCTCCATCCGGCCGAACTCCTCGCGGCCTGCCTTGGCCGCGGCCAGCAGGGCAGGGAGGACGTTCCTCGTTGTCAGCTTACCCTCGGAGCCCATCTTCTTCAGGGCGTCGGAGGTGGTGCCGAGGGCTTCAGCGAACCGGTTCACCAGGGCCGGTGGTGCATTCTCAAGAAAAGCCCGCAGCTCGTCGCCGCCGAATGTCCCCGAGTTGATGGCTTGGCCAAGCTGCAGGAAGACGGACGAGGTTTCGGCAGCAGTTGAGCCCGCCGCCAGCAAGCCTTTCTGGATACCGTCGATGAGTTGCAGGGTTTCGTCCATCGAGTAGCCCGACCGCTGCATGGCGGGGCTGAAGCGCATAAAGGCCTTGGACGTCTCGTCCACCGCGACGCCGGTCTCGCGCGCACTGGAGTAGAGCTTCTCGAAAGCCTCGGCCGCCGCCTCCGGGCCGCCCGCTGCCGAGCGCAGCCGGTTCATGGTGCTGGTGTAGGCGTCGCCGGCTTCGATCAGCTCACGGACGCCGAATGCCGCGGCAAAGGAGGCAGCGATCCCGGCTGCGACCCGGCTGACATTGGTGGCAATTTGATTGGCCCGCCGCTCGTAGCGGTCGGCCTCACGCTCATTGAGCTTGAACCCCAGAAGCGTGCTGAGCTCGCGCACAATCATATTAGGCCCTCCCGCCCGGTAGCGTTTCGGCCCGAGCGATCAGCGCCTGCCGATTGAGCGCCTTCTGAACGACCGAATTGAGCCGGCTTGGCACCTTCTCCACTTCAGCCAAAGCCGCCTCGGCAGCAGCCGCCAGAGAGCCCAGCCGTGCCTCGTTCCGTTCCACCTCAATCCGGGTGGTCTGGAATTCGATCAGGTCCACCACCTCGCCAGCTTTGGCGCGGTCCTGCAGATCACGGATCCGCGTCAGGCCGCGGTCCAGCGCATCCCGGCAGGCCTTGCCCTCCTCAATGATGCCGAAGAGGTGCTCAAGCCCCACCTCAGCTTCCACCGCAACCTGGCCGAGCCCGGGGATGGCGGTCTTGGGCACGTCCCTGGGAGCGTCAGTCGCCATTGCTGGACAACTCCAGCGGCGCAGCCATGGGGCTGCGCGGCGAGATGGACCGCAGATGCCAGTAGCTGTTGGTGCTGCTCCCGAGGAGCGCAGGGGCCGCTCCCTTCTGACGGAATAGCTCTTCCTGATCCGCCTGGTACTGTCGGGCGCGGAGGATGGCGCGCGTCAGGCTGGCGATCGCATCGAAGTCCCGCTCCTCCCGCTTCGCAGCCTGGCGCTCCAGCATCACCCACGTCATGGCAAGGTCGAGGGTGTCGTTCTCCACGGCCTCCCCGTCGAGGCGCACCCTCACGTTATCGGGGAAGAGGCCACCCGGCTGTGTCAGGGCATTGGTGACCGCGCGCCGCGTCGCGTCCGCGCTATCGCCGGTCCGGTGCTGTGCCAACATGCTCACGCACCCCGCTGCAGCATTACCTTGCGCGCATCGGCTGCGCTGCGGATGGGTTTCGGGGCGGCGTCGAAGCGGGGAGCAGGCTCGCCCCTACTGATGGCAGCGCTGGTCTGGATCATGCGCTTGCGCGCAGCCTCTGCGCCGCTCGTGTTTGCCGCGACATCATCCCGGCGGAAGCTGGTCTTGGTCGTCATGGATGCTTTCCTTGCGTCCGCGCGGGCGCGGATCTGGTCATAGGGCAGGGGAGGGGTATGTCGTGGCGGCTGCTGTGGCCGGCGCTTCGGGCCCTGGCCGACGTGCGGAAGCCCCATCTTTGGCGCCCAGATGCCTTTAAACCGAGCGGCCATCGTCTCTCTCCTAACAGTGGGACATGATGCGGAAGCGGGCGATGACATCGGCCTTCTCGTCCCGGCCCTGCACCAGCACCCCAGCCACAGCATTGATGATGTCGTCGTGCCCGCCAGGCGGATGGTCGATGCTGTCGCGGCCACCGCGCGCCGTGCGGCGCTCCAGATTGATCAGCTGCGAGACCAGGCGCGGGATATCGAGCAATTCGCACTGCCCGCTGTTCAGCACCGGCAGAAGGTCGCGATAGATGTCGCTCTTGGGCTTGGCCGATAGTTCGTAGGCTATGCCGTGCTTGCGGAACTGCTCCCGCGGCCACTCGCCGGCATAGCGGTCACCGGTTACGGCGCGGATCCCGTAGGACTTCAGCAGCGTGGAGAACTCCTCCACCGTCTGCTCCGGGCTGAAGGGCGGCTTCGCCTCGCGCACGGCATCCACGACCGCGATCTGCTGTCCCGCGCCCACCGTCTCCCGGTGCCCGATCGCAAGCGTCATGCTGTCGCTGGTGCCGCCCGAGGGGTCCACAAAGGCGTGGTAGGTCACGCCGGACATGCGGGGCAGCTCGTGCCGCCCAGGTGGCACCCGGGCCTCCACCACCTCGCGGCTGACGAAGGCGGCAATGTCGGATCGGAACTCCGCGCCATACTCGGCAGATGCCGCCTCCGGATCGTCCTCGTAGGCCTCCGCAATGATCTCCGCATCGATGCGTGGATTCATCTCGGCCGTCGTGCCGCGCCACACCAGCACCCGAGCCCCGTCCTGGCCGTAGTGCCGCTTCCACAAGTTGTAGAGCAGCCCGCGCTTGGCATAAGGCGAGGAAGCCATCAGCAGCATGGCGCCTGGGATGGTGCTCAGACCTGGCCGGATCGCCTTGATGATCTCTTCGTCCGGGTTGGCGCTCTCATCGCTGCGCCAGAAAGCAATCTCGTCCGCCAGCACCGCAGCGAAGGTATAGCCGCGCGTCACCCGGAAGCTGGCCGTGGCGATCTCGATGATCACCCGGTTGTCGAGCTCGATGAGCTCCGCAGTCTCGCGGGCCACCATGCCCTTCAGCATGCCGATGTCCGACAGGGCGCCGCTGATGTAGCGGAAGATGGTCCGGGCCTGCTTCTGGTTGGACGCGATGACCGCAATGGTCGCGACCTCGCCCGGCGCCAAGTACTGCTCGTAGCTGCGGAAGGTGGCGAGGTAGGTGGCGATGAAGGCGATGATGCGGGACTTGCCCGCCCGCCTGCCGCAGACCAGCACCGCTTCCTTGCTAGGCGCCATGGGCAGCGCCTGCCGGCCCGTGTGGTGACGGTAGAGAGCTTCCTGCGCCTCATCCATCGGCAGGCCGAAGAGGGCAGCCAGGAAGGCCTGCCACGGGCTCCAGCTATCGCCCTTGAAGTGCGGCCCGAAGAGGTTCGGATCCGCCATGGCCTCCCGGATGTTCACGCGCCGCGGCCCGCCATGTAGTCGGAGAGCTTCGGCGTGCTTGGTCCGGCGCCATGCAGACCAAGCTGTGCCAGGGTGCGGGTGAGGGTATTGGACCACGCCAGGTAGGTACGACTGTCGTGATCAGTGAGAACCTTACCGGTCGCGGCTTGGTCGTCCATCATCGCAACACGCAGTGAGAGCTGGGCGGCCCGTTCGATCAGCATCTTCTGCGTCGCGGAGGGGCGGCTGCCGACATGGCTCGTCAGCTCATCGCGGACGCTCTTCAGGATCCTGCCATAGCGGGTGCGCAGATCGGGGGCGGAAAGGCGCGCCAGACCCGCATAAGGCCCGCTCGCGCGCTTGGCCGGCGCCCGATGGCGCGGGGCGGTGCTGCGATCCGGCGCCAATGATGGGGCTATGTCGCTCATAACCTTAGGCATTAAGGAGCGCAGAACCGCGCCGCAACAGGTGTTTTCGGGTTTTTCCTTGCTAAAACAGTGGCTTATTGTCCCTCTCTGGTTCCCTCTGTTCCCTTGTGGTTCAGCAACAGCGTTTGTATAAAAACCGTCAACCCTCGTTGACGGGACGCAAACACCATGTCCGGCCGCTTCGTCTCATACCTCCGGGTGTCCACCGACCGACAGGGCAAGAGCGGCCTCGGTCTGGAAGCCCAGCGAGAGAGTGTGACCCGCTACCTCAATGGCGGTGACTGGACGCTGCTCGGAGAGTTCGTGGAGGTGGAGAGCGGCAAGCGCGACGATCGGCCCCAGCTCGCTGCGGCGCTGGAGCGGTGCAAGCTGACAGGCGCAACGCTGGTCGTCGCGAAGCTGGACCGCCTGGCGCGCGATGCGCACTTCCTCCTCGGTCTACAGAAGGCCGGCGTGGACTTCCTCGCTGCCGACATGCCGCACGCCAACAGGCTGACTGTCGGAATCATGGCGATGGTGGCTGAGGAAGAGGCGCGCATGATCTCCGCCCGAACCAAGGCAGCGCTCGCCGCGAAGAAGGCGCAGGGGCACAAGCTGGGCGGCTATCGGCCAGGCGCGCCGAAGGTGAACGGTGCGCTCGGCAGCGCAGCGAAGATGCAGAGGGCGGACGAGTTCGCAGCGTCTGTCGGGCCCATTGCTGCCGGGCTTCGTGCAGAAGGCCTCAGCCTCCGCGCGATTGCTGCAGCGCTGAAGGATCGTGGAATCCGGACGGCGCAAGGTGGCGCCTGGACGGCAGCGGCCGTGCGCAACGTGCTGGTGCGCGCTGTCTGACCGCCCAAAGGGGCGGAGCCCAGCGTCTTCCTGCGCGTCACGGAAGTACAACGGGGATGGGTGTGCTGGTTTTTAGCGCAGACCTACCAACCCGCTATGCCACCTCTCGCAAATCCGACCATAGGGGTCATAGGGGGATGCATAGGGGCAAACTGCGCTGCCGTAACCCACTGAAAATGCCGTTAAAATCTAGCACCAAACCCTACGACCCCTATGACCCCTATGCCTTCCTGTCAGAGAGACAGAATTCCAGCAGGAATGGTGAAATATGATAGGTTCGGCTGCTCAGAACGGACAGAGTTTGCCGCGACTGCCAGT